CAATTCTAAGAAAAATATCTGAAATTTAGTGATTTTCAATCCGATGTACTGTATATAATCTATATAGATTTTTCACTTCTCAAAAGTAGTTAAAAACCGAAAAATTTAAATAAATTCGTTTATTTGGAGTAGTGAAAATGGCACCAGACCTGGAAGAAAGGGCCGAAAGGCTGGGCTTGTGGATGCCAAGGCAAGATTTACAGGATGTATCACTATACTTGGGGCTTTTTGATAACCCTCTGCCAGCAGGCGAAAGAAGCCAGGACACAGACGGATTTATCTCAAGACTTCTCGGCAATAGTTATGTCAGGACTGCGGTTGTTCCTCTTACAACAGGAAGCCTTGCATTTCTTATGTCCTGCGGAGATATGCGCAGCCCTGCATCATATCAGATGCAGAACTACGGCACAGAGCAGGTGAGCCAGAAAAAGATACAGACAGAGAAGGGTGCTATTATCTATGATGAGCAGCTTGGCAATGCAGTATTCATGGGCAAGAATGGGAGCTACAGCCTTTTTCAGAATGAAAAGCCGCAGCCTGATATAGGAAGGCTTTTGCAGGATGAAGACTCACGCGCATCAAAACCCACACTACTCGGCGAGCAGCCTTCTATTCCTGGAGTGGATATTGAATCAGAGGAATTTTGGGCAGGGCTTGCCCCTCTTACAGGAGACTTCGACAACAATAAAATAGTTCAATTCAAAGACTTTCTTGGCTTTGTGGCAAATTACGGAACATCCAACTCATTGTATGACATTAACAAGAACGGCATTGTTGATTTTGCAGATTTTCTTATGTTTGTAAGGAATTACGGCGTAGCACAGACGCAGGACACGATAGAGTCTAAGGCATTCATTGACGGCACAGTCGCTTTAACTCATCCCTTATACGTGCAGCCGAACAGGACGTTTATGCGATTCAAGGGCAGTGGTGAAAATGACATAGCAGGCGAAATAGGGGATTTCGCTGCAAAGCTTGCCATCAGCGCAGGTCCAAGCGGGGAAGATGTTGTCACCTACAGGCTGGCAGCCAACAAATTGCGTGAAGCATTCCCAGACGGCAATATTGGAGTTACAGTAAAGGTAGTTGATCCAAGAGGGAATCACAGGTATCAAGGCAATGTGAATATGGAAGTGCCTGAGTTTTATAAGGAATTCTTACCCCACCTGGCTACTTTCTATTGGGTATATGAAAAGTTTCCATTTATCCCCTATGTTCACTTTGTCGGAGGCACGAGTACGGGCAAGACTACGGCCATGGAAGCCTTTGGTGAGGTTTGTTACCGGGGAATAGACACCACGGGGTCATTAACGGTGTCTTCACTGTTCAGACTGGCTACCAATTGGGGTGGAACCATGATTATTGATGAGTTCGACAATCTGGGAGAACAGGCAGGGGAGATAGTCACATTCCTTAAGGCTGGTACATCTAACCGCCTACTGTGGCGCACTGAGGGCGACAAGAAGCGTGAAGTTATGGGTTATATCGTTAAGTCTCCCAAGCTGTTTACCTCTGAAAAGCCCATTACTGACCCGGCCTTGCAATCAAGAACCATGGTGGTACAGATGGAGAAGTGTAAAAGAGAAATACCACTCTACAGGTTAGATGATTTTTATAAGGAAGCGGGTGAGATTAGGAATAAGCTACTGCTTTGGAGGCTAAGGAACCTGAATAAAATCGACTTAAAGAGTATTAGATATGGGTTTCCCGAACTTAAGTTCTTAGACCGCAGAGTGCAGCAAATAGTTACCCCCACCTACTACCTGTCAGACGATGAGACCAAGGCCAGGATCATTGAGTTTTCAAAGAAACAGGAAGAAGAAACACTATTAGAAAGAAGAGAATCATTAAACGGCATGATCTTTACCAGGATGATGGACGTTAGGAATCAAGGTAACGATGTTCAAATCAAAAATCTAACATCATTGGTTAATGAGGACTCATTTGCTAACGGATTTAAGGAACCTTTAACAGAGAAAAAAGTATCAAATATCGTCAAAAAAATCTTAGGATTTAACGTAGAGAAGAGAGGACACGATAAACTGTCCTGGATTGTCCCAGATTTGGCCCGCGAGGCTAATTGGTGCAAATATTTTGGCATGGTATACTCTGAGGAAACATCCGCACAGTCCGCAAGACCCGCAACTTATGATATAATTGCGGAAGCAGAAAGGATTTTTGTAGACAATGACGAGGGGTAGATTACAAAAGTTTATTAATAAATATTTTAAGGGAAATTGGGTGGAAGCCGCCAACGAAATGGTGGTGTTATTTTGTGAGAAATACCACATTCCCGGTTCTGCCGGATATAATTTCTATGAAGGTGTACAACAGGTGTGGGAGAAAGCGTTAGAAGAAGAAAAAGAAAGAGTAAAAGAACAGTCAAAGCTAGACAAAGAGTGGTTAGAAAATCACTAGAAGCAGTTTACACACAGGCTATCTGTGTCTCCCTGAATTGGATCTCCACATTTGGTACAGTGTGCCCCTCGGTCACAGAGCATTTTATAACTATAAACCTTGGCTTCTGCCCTGATGTCAGCCACGAGGTCAGCTATGGTTTGGGTATATTTGTCAATTCTATCCATGGCCTGTTGATAGTCCTTGATTGCCTCTTTGAGTTCGTCTTTGTTCATGTTACGTGTGTTCTACATCTAAAGCAGTACATCCAAACATGGTCTTCATCTCCACAGTCTATAAAAAACGGACCATCATGGTTACAGCCCCTCATCCTCCAACAAAAGGCCCGTACTTTCTCCAGACTTAACAGAATTCTTATGCCTACTTCGTAAATTTTATCTTTAATTATCATACTTGGTCCATTATACATCTAACTTAAAATTTTGTCAATAGCTTGGAAACTGAAAATTCGAAAAGCTCAGATAGGCTGATTTTGATTTCCGGTGTCTGTCCTTCTCCTGGTGATTTTTCCCCTTCGTGAAAACATGATCGTTTTCATGGCACGTGTACTCCCCACTGTGACATTTTAACCATTTACTAGTATACCACCACAACCCGCCCCGGTTAGGGGTTTTTAAGCCTATTCTGTGACGTTGTATTATATTTATAATTCATTGATTAAACCTCCGACGAATTAAAATAGGGGGGAATAACCCCCCCCACAAACGACGGGGGGGGATAATCTCGAAACTCGTCGAAATATATCCCCCCCCTGTAATCTACCATCAGACTAATGATAAACTACCGATAATTTACCATCGGTCTAACTAGTCTGATTTTTTCTCTGATGCTTCTACCGCTTCTGCCGTAAATGATTTAATCAATTCGGCTGTAAATTCAGCGTTGTAGGTAGCGTTGTCGTTACCGGCCCGAATTGCTTCGGCCAATACTTTGGGTTTAACACCCAACACACGGGCCAAAGTCAGAACGGACTTAGTAATCTCTTTGGCTTTCGCATAAGCGTTGTCCAAAGCGTTTACCGCTTCTGAGTTGTTTATAGTTATCACCTCCTTCAATTTCATTTGTATAAATAACTCGTATATCCCCTAGTAAACAACTAAGGGATATAGGGCTTATTTAATCAAGCGGTCTAAAATGGCTTGATGCTGAAATAGCAACTTGACTGCCGTGTTTCTGGCCAGTCTTCCGGCAAATTTGTGAATATCTTTGGTCGGCGTTTCTAAATCTGTTAAATACGCCTCCAAAATGGCTATATCCTCCTTGCTAGGGGCTTCTGATAGGTAAAGTTGTCGTCTGACACCCCCTAGGGTTTTCCGGTGGGTTTTATACCTACCGTGCAACTCACTGAATTGCTTGTCGGTCAAAAATCTTTTTAGTATCTCAATTTGTAAAGTTCCCATGATTTTTAGTCACCCCCTTCAATCTTCATAGACAATTAATAGTCTTCGGCCCCCCCACGACTTAAATAATAATTATTCTGTTCGTTTGGTGGGGGAGGTGGTGGGTATAATTGCTTCCGTCTATCCTGTAGTGCGTTGTCAAGCCGTCTAATCTCTTGCATCTCTAATGCTGTTAGTGGTTTTTTAAATTCCTTACCTTCGAGATGATCATACCTGGCCTGTAATTGCATTAAGCTATAATCTGATGGTTTTTTTATGGGTTTAGTCATATCAAATTCAATTGAGTTTTTATCAACCTTTGATCCTGGGATAATCCCGATAAGTCCCGCGTTTTTCCATGATCCCCCCTTGCTGATGCGGGCCATCTCTTTTAAGTTGAATTTAATTACATCTTCCTTGGCTTTGTGTTTACATTCACTTTTTAAAAACAAGCAATGATGTTTCATGCACCACGGATTATTTTCCGATGCTATATTTTCATTGTCTTTGTTAAAACTTTGAGCAACAAATGGGGGATTTTCTACAGTAAAGGTTGTGATGCCTTTAGGGGTTATTTTTAACCCCTTACCTAGTGGGATAGCTTGAATTTGTACTTTATTATGATTTTTTACTTCAAAGAATCCAAATAATAACTTTTTTGGTTTTAATATCTCCGTCAATATCGCTTCATCAGTTGCAAAATATATAAGGTTGTTAGTTTGGTCAATTGCAATATGTAGCTGATTTTCCCTCCTTATTAAATAAAGGTTGTCCGGCTCAAAGCTGAATAACATTGCTGTGGCTATACTCCCCCTTAGTTTTTTGATAGCCTCTTGTATAGCTTCTGTGGTCAGCATTCCCTGTTTAACGTAATACTCGACTAGTGCCGGAATCGCTTCGCTATCCACTTCGGCATCTCGATCTATGGCATAAGTAGTAAATATATCCTTATCGTTTGAAACAATCCCGTTATGTACCGCCATTATTCCCGTTTTTGTGTGTATAGGGTGGTTGTTTTTGTTTTCGCTTGCTACCCCCTGAGTTTTTAGTCTACAGTGTCCGATTATTGCCCTGGCTTTGATATTGTTATAACTCTTGATGGTATTTTCATTTTTAAAAAAAGCATCAGCCCCGCATCCGTCTTTAATTACTCCGTAATTTCCAAATGAAGGAACCCAACCTACCCCCGTAGCATCTTCATTACCTAATGATTGAAATAAGATTAAATCCCGTAATACATCCCTAGCTATGACACCATTGGCCTTAGTCCTCTTAATCCTATAAACTCCCGAAAGTCTACACATTTTGATCCCCCATGGTGTTTACCTCCCTCATTGCTGATTCATAACTAAAGCTAGTAAATGATATATCCTCACCATTCGGTCTATCCCGCCCTTCCATATTTATATCAGCATTTTTATTTTTTAACCTTGCTAATATGGGGATAATTTCAGCCCGCCTAATCGGTATGGTTGTCATTCGTTCCCCTGTTCGTTTTTCGGCCTTGTATGCTGTTCTGGTGGTGTATAACCATGTTAGTAAAACTATCAATTCAGCGAGATAATGCGTATTTTTTCGGATGTCTCTGGGTAGTCGGATTGCCTTACCTCTTCCTATAAATAGTTCGATGTTTCGATCCTCCCCTGTGAATTCCTTGATTAGTGTTTGTAATGTGGCGGATAATGCCCTCATTCTTTTTTGGGTCATTCCTGGTATATATCCCCACCCCATGATCTGAATTGGCCCCCCCGTCGGGCCTCCTTGCACACCAAAATCGTTTAAATACCCCATTTCGTTTAATTGATCCCCCAGTACTCTTTTTAATACCAAATTACAGGTTAAACTAATTGAATTAGTTCTAATCATCCCCTCTTCTGGTGTAAATATTCTTACAAAATTAGAATTAGTCCCCCTAACTTGTGATTCAATCACCCTAGTAATGTGCTTTAATAATACTTTGAATTCTCTTAACTTTTTAGTTTTTCGTAAAAATCTAAGAATGTGCCATCCTTGTTTCACTTCTGAATCAACTAATGGCCTTCCGGCCCTTGAGCTATTAATAATATAATTGATGTGCTGGCGGTATGGCTTGTAAAGTTCTAACCTCTTAACGTCTGTAATCACCCGATCAAGTACAAAGCCTAACATGGCTTGTTGATCGTGGTTAAAGGCTTCAATAATAGCTTTATCTTCATAAGGTTGAAATTTAAATAAATTTTTATCATTGAAAATAGCCTCATACGCTAGTGCATAAGCCAGCGATAAGGTTCCGGCGGTTAGTTTCTGATTGCCTAGCCATGAAGGCGGTGTGCGATACTCCCATCCCCACGTTTGGCCCCTGGCATCTGATAACCTCCCGTAATTGCCTTGTATCTTGCGTCTGCGTCTATGGCCTGGATTTTCTAAAAATGATAAAGGAAGGGATAGCCCATGGTCGAGGTAGTATATTTGTTTATCTCGATTCTCCACGCTACCAAAATGAATATGCCCCCCCACCGACAAACTGTTACAACTTGGCACAATGTTACATCTTCCCATGCTTGGATATTCCTTTACAAGTTGAACTAATAAACCTTGAATGGTGTTAGCAAGGGTTAGTGGGTCATTTGCGTAATGGGGTCGTAGTTCCAGGGTGTCGGGGTTGCCGTCTGTGCCTATAGGTGCATCAGTAAATGAACGCCGTGAGGTATCACGGTTCATGGCTTCATTAAAGAATGTAAACGCGGGGATAACGTCGTTTGTATTGGGTCTTAATACGGCCAGTTCAGGATCGGCCCCTATTGTTAGTAGGCCTTTAGGGTTTGGAATGCTTACAGGTTTAATTAACATATCTGTTGTTTATATTTAATCGTTATTTTCTTCGGGCCGGATATCGTTAAGCGTGACCTCCGGCCCATTAATTAGTGAGGCTTCGTCAATTTCATCCGCATCGGGATTGATAAGAGGCAAAGCGCACAATTGGCCCTCGTGTAAATAATGCCAGTTGTCAGATAGTAAGGTGGCCCCTAATGGCAGTAAGTCATGGTCTGGTGTTATTTCCCCACTTGCAACCATAGACTTAAAGGAGGATAGTAGTAGGTCTAAACTTGATCTAATCCAAAACGATTGATGGTAATAATCTAAAAGAGACATACTTAAATTGAATATTTAATACTGAGGATAGTATCCCACCCCTTCCGGCTTTAGTCAATAGGACGATATAGAACAGACTGTATCAGTTAGTAGTACAAAGTATATCAAGTATAAAAATACCCACGTTTGAAGCATATGCGTTAATGGTTATTATCCTTTAATATAAGGCAGGGATATAGTAAGGTAAGGCTAGGAAGGTATAAGGTGTGTAGTTACTTGAGGGTAAGTAAGTTACCAAGAAGTAAGTTAGTTACCTAAAAGTAAGTATATCAGACTATATCAGTACAATAGATCATAAAGGATGTACACCATCATGTTACCATTAAGCACTATAGGATATAAGAATTAGGAATGTCCAGTTGAAAAGGGTAACCAGTTGGGCGAGTGTGGTTATAAATAATACTAGTCCTTTCTAAATATTTAGTATTTTTAGATGATGTTTAAAGATTTAACTATTAAATATTTAGATATGACATATATTATATATAATATTTTAATACTTAGTTTATTAATATTAAATACTTTAATACATTATATTAATAAGTTTATTAATATTTGTTTTTTAAGGGATATACCCTTTTATAGGTTATATTAGTACTTGCTTGACATCTTAGACGTTTAATGATATTTTATTTTTGATGGTAATAGCTCAAGCTCCGACAAGAATAAGTTTATTAGGGGGTGGTACGGATGTGGGTGAGTATCAAGAGAAGTATGGAGGATTGGTTTTAAGTTTGGCAATTAACCTTAGGCAGAGAATTTCTCTGGTCCCTACCAAGAGTAATACCATCTTTACCCGTTTGCCCATGAGCCTGGATGGAGATGAGTCTTTTTACAGAACCTTTCTGGATGAATTCAAAGTAAAGAACGTAGTCGTAGAAACAGACTTTGACGGAGAAATAACTGGAGGCATAGGTTCAAGTGCTTCCGCAGCAGTAGCCACAATAGGAGCCATCAACAAATACAAGGGACTGGGAATGACCTTAGACCAGATAGCTGAGAGAGCATGGGACATTGAAGTAAACAAGCTAGGTCTTTTCGGAGGCAAGCAAGATCAATATGCAGCCGCCTATGGTGGACTTAATGCCATTCAGTTTGAAAACAAAGTTATTGTAACCCCCTTAGGGCTAGGGTTAATCGAACCAATCTACCCCTATATACTTCTATTCCACACCCCCAACAGAAAGAGTCCTAAAATCCAAGAGGGATTACAAAAGATAACAGGCCAACAGAAACAAGCCCTGGACTTCATTAAAGGTTCAGTTGTAAATGGATTGGAATACCTAAGAGATCGGGATGTGACCAAGTTCGGGGATCTGCTTAAGCAGTGTTGGGAGGCAAAGAAAGTAAGTAACAACGTAACCACGGATACAGTAGACGAACTGTATGAGAAGGCTATAAGCCTGGGAGCACTGGGGGGCAAGCTTATGGGAAGTGGCGGTGGAGGTTATATGTTCTTTCTGGTAGAACCAGACAGTCAAGACAAATTCAAGAAACAATTCTGTACTAAAGATGTTAAATGGGTAGACTTTGGACCAGACACCCAAGGTCTGGAAACAAGAATTGTATGAAACCAGATAAATGGGAAATAGCTTTAGGTGTGTTTTTTGGGCATATCCTTTATGATATTTTCATAACTCTAATCAAAAAGTTTTTATGAAAGCAGTTATCCTGTCCGCGGGTCTTGGCACAAGGTTGGGGACCTTGACGGTAGACACCCCCAAGCCCATGATTGAAGTTGGGGGTAAGCCGGTAATTCAACACCTGGTGGAAAAGCTTTGGAAACACGGGGTCTATCAAATAATAGTAAACATGCACTATCTTCCCCTTAAAATGATGGAGGTGGAAGGAGCACTGTTGTTTTATGAGAAAGAATTACTGGGAGAAGAAGGAACTATCATGTCTCTGAGAGACTGGCTAGATGAAGAACCCTTTTTTGTTGTAAACGGTGACACCCTGTCAGAAGTAAACCTGAGTGAAATGGTAACTCTGCTTCACACAAAAAGATGTCCAATCAGATACATTTACAACGGAACATTTGGAGGAATAGCCCTTTACCCGGAAAACTGGTTTAAGCACATGGACAGACCCCCACACCTATACCGACCTAATGTTGGATTTATAGACATGGGTACACCTGAGGGACTAGAGAAGGCTAGGCAGAAGTATGGAGAAATATGACAGAAGTATACATAAGCGGGAGTAGCGGGTTTATTGGCTCTTCATTTGCCACATACCTTGACCACATTGGAAACTCTCACTTCAAAATAACCCCCGGAGACAGACAGGGAAAGTGTGTTACCAAGCCAAAGATAATTTTAGACTTTGCAAGTTATGGAAATTACTCAAATCAAAAAGATATAGGACACATTTACGAAGCCAACCTCGTCAGACTATTACAATTATTAATGACAACCAACCACCTACCGTATAAAGCGTTTGTGGTTACAGGCAGTTCTTCTGAATACGGGAGATGTGATATTCCCATGCACGAAATGATTCTTCCAAGACCCGACACGTTCTACGGAGCATCTAAGTTGGCCGCGGTGTCTTTGGCTCAGGTTTGGGCTAAGGAGTTTAATAAACCTGTTGTAGCTGTTAGACCCTTTTCTGTTACAGGACCAGGAGAGCAACAGAACCATCTAATCCCCACATTAATCAAAAGCTGTATGGAAGGACTGGAAGTAAATCTAGTTCCAGACCCGGTACATGATTTTATTGATATAAGGGACTTTATAAACGGAGTCTGGAGGGTGGTAAAAAGGATTAAAGACACCAAGGGCCAGGTAATCAATATCGGTTCAGGCAGACAGTATACAAATATGGAGGTTTTAGAGATAGTAGAAAGAGAAACAGGAAGAAAGGCTAACGTCAGTTTCGTAGACAAACTAAGAGACTACGATAAGCCACTCTGGGTAGCAGACAACTTTAGGCTTAAAAGCCTGGGATGGACACAGCAATTCTCGTTAGAAGATTCAGTTAGAGACATGGTTAGAGTATATGGCAAACAGAGATAGGGTAATTGAAATCAGCAAGCTTCATAAACTGTCGCACATTGGCAGTTGTTTGACCGCATTGCCTATAATTGAAGAGATATATGCAAGAAAACTACCCCAGGATAGATTTGTACTTTCTGCTGGGCATAGCCATCTGGCTCATCTTGTCGTTATGGAAAGTGAGGGTTTAATTAATGCAGAAGAAAATGTGGAAAAATACGGTATACACTGCGACAGACGGGCAGGGTGTGACGTTTCAACTGGCAGTCTTGGAACGGGTTTGCCCATTGCTGTCGGAATGGCCCTTGCAGACAGAACAAAAGACATCTACTGCCTGGTCTCAGACGGAGAACTATCAGAGGGTTCATGTTGGGAAGCTCTTAGAGTAGCAGAAGAACAAAAATTAGGGAATTTGATATTGATAATGAACGCTAATGGATATGGGGCGTATGGAAAGGTTGACACCCAAAAATTGTTAAAACAATTAGACTCTTTCATCCCTGGAGGAATGGTAATAGAAGAGAATTCTAGTTCTTTCGAGAAAGCCATGGCCTTTAGTAAACGAAGAGATGGGCCTTCTTGGATGCTATATAAAACAAATTCGGATATTGGCACTTGGGCAGTAGGGTTGCAGTCGCATTACAAGGCGGCAGACGAGGAGTTAAAATGATCGATTTTCCTAACTTTGGTAAACCACATGAATCTCAACGGGGTCATTTTGCAGCCCAATTGTACGAGGAAATGCTACGGAATAAAGATGTGTGGCTTTTAACTGGGGATCTGGGGTACGGGATGCTGGATAAACACAGACAAGATTTCCCTGAGAGATTTTTGAATGTAGGGGCAGCAGAGTTCTCGTTACTAGGAATTTCTGTGGGGCTGGCCCTGGAAGGAAAGATTCCATTTGTATACAGTATAACCCCTTTTGTCTTGTATAGGCCATTTGAAATGGTAAGGTATATTAACCATGAAAACATTCCAGTTAAGATTGTAGGAGGGGGAAGAGACAAGGATTATTTACACGATGGATTTTCACACTGGGCAGAGGAAGACAAACAAATTATGCCGGTGTTTAAAAACATCCATTCCCTGTGGCCAGAAACAAAAGAAGAAATACCCGATCTAGTAAAGAAAATGATTAACAACAACAAGCCAACTTATCTAAACGTAAAACGATGAAAGAAGAAACCTTGGTAGATTTGAAATCATCTGTCCACGATATGGGCGATATAGTAACTGAGATAATTACTTTCAAGGGTGGATATAAGAAAACCATCAGGGGGATAATCGCCAAAACAATAATGCAAAGCGAAATGACCCACTTCAAAACCGATGACGGCAGACATGTAATGGTGAATACACCGAATGTGTTTTTAGTCGAGGTCTTCAAAGAGACTGTATAATTGTCTAACATGATATGGCTAAAACGATTATTCCAGATACACAAATTAAAAAACCTACTTATTGGGAAGGTGGAGAACTCAAGCCGATGCGACTTGCAGGAAGACCGGCCAAAAGGAAGCTTGAAACTACTCCGCGCTCTCAACTGGTCATCTATAATCAGATCTCTAAAAGGTCACAAGAACTTGTCGTTAAGCTTTTCAAAATGTCGGAAAGTAAAAACGAAAGAATAAAGTTAGAAGCTATTAAAATACTTTTAGACAAAATATTACCTAACAAGAAAGCAGAGGAATTTGGAAAACAACACTCTCCCATCTCAGTCTTTATCAACAACCAAGGTTTCGTTCCCCCGGATCCAGATGTTGCCGCACCAATGGGAGGTGTTGAACGACCCACACAGATTCAAGGTGCTCGTATGGCACCGAAGGGCGAGGAAGACTTCAACGGCGATAACGGAGATAGCAAAGCAAGCACTAATTAAAAAGGGAGTTTACTGGCATTTGTTTCCAACCTATGCAGAGGCTAAAGATGCGGTTTGGCGTGACCCTTCGATGTTGTTTCACATTATCCCACGGGAATTCATCCAAAGAACAAATGAATCAGAGCTTCTGATTTATTTTCGTAACGGTTCCATTTATCAGTTGAAGGGGGCAGACGACCCAGACGCTCTTCGTGGAGCCGGACCAAAGGGGTTGGTTTTGGATGAGTTCGCCAAGATCAAACCAGATGCATGGATGGTGTTAGAGCCTATTCTTAGGCAAAACATGGGGTGGGCTTGGTTTATAGGTACCCCCAAAGGAAGAAACCACCTGTATGACTTCTTTAAGAGAGGTCAGGAAGATAGTCCGACCTATAATCCTGAATGGAAAAGCTGGATCATGCGGGCATCAACCTCAGGGATAATTGATCCAAAACAGTTGGAAGAGTCTCGGAAAACTATGACGGTAGGAGACTATAACCAGGAATGGGAATGTGAATTCTTAGAGGGAGAAGGACAGGTATTTAGGGGAGTAAGACAGGTTTGTGTCTCAGTGCCCCGTAAACCAGAAACCAATCACTTATACGTTATAGGGGTTGACTTAGCCAAGGTAACTGACTTTACGGTATTGTGTGTGTATGACAGGGCGACAAATCAGCAGGTTTACCAGGACAGATTCCAAACCTTGGAGTGGCCTTTCCAAAAAAAGAAGATATTTGAGACAGCCAAATACTACAACAATGCGTTGGTAATACTTGACGCTACGGGACTGGGAGACCCCATCGCAGACGATCTGGCTCGTACTGGGATAGCCGTAGAGCCATTCAAAATTTCTGAACAATCAAAGAAGGAACTTATAGAAAAACTATCCATCTGGATAGATCAACAAAAAATATTCATTCTTCCTACAAAAGAGACTTTTGACGAGTTTGATAACTTTTCTTACGACATTGGCATTACTGGTAAAATAAGATATGGGGCAAAACCCCCACACCATGATGATATAGTCATGGCACACGCTTTAGCTGTCTGGGGGTTAAATCCGATTGTTCCAGCAGTCAAAGAAGTAAAGACGGCTAAAATACACACAGAATATGAACGACAAAAAAGAAACTATGAAAGACAAGACGGCTGGGACTTCCCAGTTGAAGACTACATTGAATTTTAGTCATGAACAACTCTTGTTTGCCATGAGAGATGTTCTTGATCTGATGGAAAGATGCCAAGTTTTTGGATTTGTTTTAGGCGAAGTTGCCAGGGCGGCATGGGACGGAGCAACATTAAGTGGAGACAAGGTAATTTTTGGTATCAAAAAGGGAGAATACACAAGATTAACTAAGGAAATAATCAGGTCAACTAGACCTGGTGCGGTTATAGAAGACAATGAAGCCAGGTATTTGGTAAATGAAGTACCAGTAATAATAAAAGTAATCAATCGAGACTACGAATTCTTAAAAAATTTAGACAAAAGAGACTACCACTACGACCAATACCTGTTTCCAAATCCGTTTGAAAAATATTACAAAGCAAGATTTATAGTTCAATGATGGAAGTAGCTCTCACTGTAGTCGTTTTAGCCCAGACGGGGCTAATTTGGTATATATTAAACTCTCAAAAAGAAGAAAGAGCCAAGATGCTTAATGCTATTGTCGCCAAAGATGCCCAGGAATTGACAGTTCTAAACCAAGTAGACAAAATTAAGCCTGAAAAACCCATAAAAATAGACCCAGATGCTTCTCTGGTGGAAAATTTACCAGACGATGAGTTTAATAAATTCTTAGAGAGGGCCAACCGTGGATGATAAGTTCAAAGACATAGGGACAAATGACGTAAGCACCCAAGGAATAGGTCAGGTTGTGGACGAATTGGTTAGGTCTTCAGAGTCAGCGCGCAGAAGCCATGAACGCAGGTGGTATGACAACAATTTTTTCGATGATGGGCATCATTTTCGCTATGTTTCACGGACAACCAACAAAATAATCGACCAATCTGAGAGAGCTACCATTTATTCTCCCCAAAGAGCCATTCCCAAGGCATCAAGACAGATTAGGGGAGTAGCAAATCTATTACTTTCCCAAAATCCCGTCCCAACCGTCTATCCAGAAAGGGTTTTAAAGCAAGATTACCCCCAACAGATGGTTCAAGACCCCCAAAGTGGTCAACCAATTGATTTGGGACAGTTAAAATACCAAAAAGCAGAGAAAGAAGCCAAAGACAGGGCCAGAAAGTCCGGCTGGTGGCTAAGAAGAGAGTTTGAATCACAAGACATGATAGAAAAGCTTGCATTGATGGCAATATTGGCTGCCAAACATTCCGTTTCATGGATTCAAATTTGGCCAGACTTAAAAGGAAAGATAAGTAGCCAAGTTTATGATGCTTTTGATCTGTATACGGTTGGAGAATTGACCGATCCCAGAGATGAGCCATACATGATAAAGGTGGTACCACAATTAATTTCGGACATTATCAATAACGAGAATTATGACGAAGCACAACGGATGAAGGTTGTGGCTGACAACAAAAAGGCATCATCTCAAATAAAAGCCGCCTATATGAATTCCAGGTTTGGTGGAGAGTTTTCTTCCAGTAGAAACGCTACAGGATTACTTCAAGAGGGATTTCTAAAGGAAGTTATTAACGAAAGCAACATTTATCGGATCTCCCAGCAAGACAATGCGTCCCAAGTCTTGCAAGGTAAGGAAAAGGGAGACACTGTTATCAGACAAGTATGTTCTGTCGGTGGAATTTGGTTGAGCGACCAATATACGACCCTTAGGGAGCACCCTTTTATTGACTATAGGATGGAACCTGGACCCATTTATCAAGTTCCTCTCATTGAGAGGTTCATTCCCGCCAACAAATCGCTTGATTTGATTGTGTCCAGGCTTGAAAGAATCTCTAATACCATGATTGGTGGAATTTGGTTAAAGAGACAGGGAGAACAATTTGAAATGTCCAACTCTTCGGCCGGACTAACCGTTGAATACAGTGCAACCAAGCCAGAACAGGCTCAAATGACCCCTATTCCAAGTTATCCGTTTAATTTAATAGGTCTTTTGGAGCAATTTATCGAAGAACAGGGCGTTACGACCTCGACTTTGGGTAAAATCCCGCCAGGTGTCAGAGCTAACTCCGCCATCGAAAGCTTGAAGGAAAGTGAGTATTCCACCCTCACGATTGCCACCAGAAGGATGCGCCAGACCGTAAAACGCATTGCAGAGAGAATGTTGGAGATAGCAGATGATTATTGCTTAAAGCCTCAAACCGTCTACGCAGAAGAGAAAGGCGTGTCTGAAAGCTTTGATGTTATGGGTCAAGGGGCCATGAATAGATTGCAAGGGTTAGGTGTTAGCCCTCCCGCTGGTGTTATACCCTTAAAGAAGGACTATCGTGTTGATGTGACGGTTGAAGCAGGTATGGCATATACAAAAGAGGGTCAAAAGGCAACAATGCTTGATTTGGTAGACAGATTGATTCTGTTTGCAAGGGAAGGGTATGTAGCTCCTCAGGCTGTTAAGGTTGTACTGGAGAAATTCTTACAAGTGTATCAGTTTGGCAATGTCAGTGAGTTCATGGAAGCTATGGACGATTTCCAGAGTCAGGGTAATCTGGCAGATCAACAAATAAAGGAAATGAAGGTTGCAATGATCGAAGTCTTCAAAGATCTAATAACGAAGGGTGTCCTTCCAGATCAAAAGACGAGAATTACTGAAAACAAAGTTGCTATAGCTGAAGTTATGAAAGATGTTGGTGGTGGAGGTGGGGGTCAGGCCGCAACAAAGCCTCCATCAGAGTCAATTTCGTTTAAGGACTTGCCCCCGTCTGGAAAAACCCAAATGGCGGCCAAAGTGGGAATTGAAATAAGCGAAGACGATGTTCAGGCCAAAGAATTGGCTGACAAGGCCGTTGATATTGCAAAGTTATCTATTTCAGCCAAACAAAAAAAGGAGGTAAAGAAGTAACATGGCCAAGTTTGCAGGAATACCAGTTATTTTCTTAATGGAGGATACAACTTTCAGCCATTGGCACGAATTCGAGAAATTCCTGTCAGAAGCTTTAGCCGCCAAGAACATGGAAGCAATGAATGTGTCCGTGGAGGGTTCTCCCTTTAGAATTATAGGTTTGAAATCAAAACCTGCCCTTCCAATTGAGATCCCCAAACAAGATGAAAAGGGTCCCCAGGAAAAATTAAAGCAGATGGTGTCAAAAACTGAAGCTAAAAAGGGCAAAATGCTTTGGTCTAAAGGTTATTTGAAGAAATAGATATGGCTCATCAACCAGCGATTCAGGATACAAACCAGCAATACGCCATAACGGCCCATAGTGGCACGGCGGGAACAGCAGATGTTATAAGGCTTGTTGCTACCGCAGATGGGGCTTTAACGGTATCTGGAACAGTCGTTTCTTCTCTGGCTGTTAATTCTGGAACACTAAGCACTCTAGGGACTGTCGGATCAGTAACAAATGTCGGTACGATCAAGGAAATAACCAACATTGCCGGAGGAACCATTACCACAACTTTAGCATTGAATTCTGGAACAATTACTACGGTTGCCGCCGGAACCCAGAACACCCTTGGAACAGTTGGAACAGTTATCGGAATAGGAACGGTTACGGGAATAGGAGCCTTGCCAGCTCATGCAATTAGCCTGGGAACGGTTTTAGGCCCCAATGCTTCTGCGGGGACATCGACTACTGCTCCTGTGCAAATCGGTGGGACTACCGCCACGGGAACCGTTTACGCTTTCAAAACGGATACGTCTGGGAACCAATTTGCCAATATCGTTACGGGCACACTTCAGTCGGCGGGTACTACAACTGGAGTTGGCGTTGTGAGTAATTTAACTAACGGAACAGTAAGGATCAGTGTTGGAACAATAACCACCGGGTCTTTGACCAATATCGCAAATATCGTTACTCAAACAGCAGGAACACTGAACACATTAGGGACGGTAGGTGTCGTAAATAACATTGTCACTGGAACACTGGCCTCAGTCAAATTAAATGCCATCCCTGCGGGAAGCATCGTCTTAAGCAATCATGTCTTGGGAACTTCTGGAGCAGCTCTGTTTGGAACATTGTTGGCAACGGCTGGAGCGGGAACAAATGTTTACCTTTCTGGCTTACAAATTGTAGTTCATAGCGGAACCCCCGACTGTGCCGTTACGAACAATGTTGCTGGTTCAACCGGGGCAGGGGTCTATGCTCGCGGAGTTTTCCCTCCTGGTGGTGGTATTGCAAGGAGTTTCTTTCCCCCCATAAACTGTGGTGCGGCTGGTACTTTGTGTTATTACATAAACACGGGAACCGCAAGTTTTATTGTTAATTACTGGGTAGCCCCATAACATGGCATCTGGTGATACCATCGCTGTTTTTACCCCTCTTTCAAACGAGCCGCCCGCTGCGGCTTATGCAACATTTGATACTAGAAATGCCTACCCCACTCTCGATTTTGATGATACAACGGAAGAGAAAGCGGTATTTACTGGAATAATCCCAAACAATTGGGGTAGCAGCGGTATAACTGGGGCAATTTGGTGGACGGCTGGAACCGCTGCGGCGGGAACTGTTGTTTGGCAAATGGGTTTTGAAAAAGTAAATACAGACATAGACGCAGACTCTTTTGTCACTGGAATAAATGGAACTACGGTCACGGGAACAGTGTCGGGAATACCGAACACTACGAGCATCGCAGTGCCAGCCGGAACAGCAATGGACTCCTTGGCCGTGGGAGATCTTTATAGGGTTTATTTGACGAGAGAGGTTGGGGATGCTCAGGATGCTATGGGTGGCGATGCTGAGTTTTTAGGATTAGAATTAAAGGAGACATAATGGCAAATGTAGCAATTTTCAAATTAGGACAAACACCTCAATATCTAATGAGCGTAGATTCTGGTGAATATGCAGTTAATATAAATGCGGGAGCAGACAATCTTGTTCCAGTAGATCCAGATGTAATTATCAATCCAGACGTAAGCACCATGTCTGGTATTCCGTTGAAATACTGGAAACGGGTAGGAAATCTAATTGCTGAAATGTCTGCAAGTGAAAAACAAGCGGTTGATGATGCGGAATTGTTAGCAAGGAAAGCTGGAGCTGATAATTTCGGTGTTGGATTAGTAGAGATATTTACAGCATTAATAAAAGTTATTAACGTCAGGCTTCCTGCTAATCAAAAGATTACCAAACAGGAATTAGTAGCAGCGGTCAAAGCTGAAATAACATGACATGGCTAGAAATTTCGATGAGACTGACGACTATCTGGAAGTAACCGCTGATGCGGCAGTTAACGGACTAACGACTTATTCGATTGGTTGTTGGGTTACTAGAGAAAGTGGTGGAGAGAGTGGATACGGAAGGCTGGCACAAAAAGGCCCTAATACAGCCCCCAATAGGTATTGGAGAATAGAAAATGATAATGAAGGGGCTGGGTGGGGAATGATCTTTGTTGCCGAATGGTCAAGTGCTCAAGGAGCCTGGTCTATCGCCTACCCAGACACGGCATGGCATCATCACCTAATTACTTATGATGCTACCAGTACGGCAAACAACCCCCTCTGGTATCTGGACGGTGCATCACAGTCTGTGACAGAAAGAATTACGCCAAGCGGCACGCTGGCGACAGATAACAATGAGTTTAACATCGGCTCCTCTACTACCCGCTCTCTGACTTGGGATGGGAGCATAGCTGAATTTGCTATTTGGAATAGGATTTTGACCCCTGGAGAAGCTAAAGGGTTGGGAGCAGGGTTTTCACCAGTTTATTATCCAAACGGATTAGTTTTTTACTGTCCGATTTTTGGAAACAATAGTCCTGAACCAGAGCTGATGAAAGGAACAGGGGCAGTCGTATTGGGTGCGGCAAAGGTTGCTCACCCCCGTATCATCTACCCTGCCGCAAAGGAATTGCGTAGGTTTTTTGCAACCCAGGCTCAGCCTCCAGCAGTCGCGGCCATCACTGGTTGGCGTAATCTTTTAGGAGTAGGTTTCTAATAAGTTTGTGGAGTTCGGTATAATAATATATAGCTAGACATTTAATTGGCGACAACCATTTTATGTCCATGCATACGTTACCTAACAAGTAGACGATGAAGGAGGTGAAAAATTAAATGTCAGATTTTTTTAGTAATCCCAAGGAGGAAGTTAAAGTGGAACCAACAGATAATCTTGAAGAAGGTAAAATTAAAGTAGGCGAACAGGTCTATGAACAGGCCGAGCTTGAAAGGCTGGTTGGTTTAGGAAAATTGGGTGTTGAATTGGAAGAAAAATGGAAGACTAAAATTGATAGAGTCTATCCAGAATATACCAAGTCCCGTCAGGAAATTGAAAATCTTAAATCTAAACTGGAAGAAAGGGAGCAGGAGGTCATCAACAGAAAACAGATTAAGGGTGAAGAATTAACTCCTGAACAAGCCAGAGATCTTGTTCGTAAACAAGCCAGAGAAGCTGGTTTGATGTCCCAAGACGACTTCGACCAAATGTATGTTCAACGTAGGGCCGCCGAAAGATTGGTGGACGAGGTGGAAGGTCTTCTTAACAGTGCAAAAGAAAAGGGCCAACCATCAACAACCAAGGAGGATCTTTTAAGGCACATGCAGGAAACTGGTATTCGCAGTCCTGAAAAAGCCTATAAGGATATGTTTGAACCAGAAATAGACAAGTGGAAAGAGGAACAAACTAAAAAGGCAAAGGTGTCTGGATTGTTCTCTCCTTCTGGGTCTACCGCTGGTGGAAAAACTCCCCCAAAGGTAGCTGTAACAAAAGATAATCTCCAGGCTATGTTGCACGAAGCACTAGGCGGAGGTTCAGAATGACCACCCTCTTACTGTTAATTATTGGAGGAGTGGATTAGCCAACAGAAAGGTGGTGATATAAATGGCTTTTGTACTATCAGATTTCTCTAATGCGCTGCATAACATCTTGTTACCGTATATCAAAGATAATTTTCCGAAACAAACTGTCCTTTTGGATCAGTTGAAAAGGAATTCTGGTGTTACCTTCATGAACAACAACTTCTATGCCCCAGTCAGGACGACTCGTCATGGCGGAGTGTCGAATTTGGCAACAGATGGTGACTCTACTATCTCTGGTACCGCAGGAGTTGGACAAGCAAGCGTTGGGGTTAAAATAATCACTGGTGCGTTCGATATCTCTAAACTAGCTATTGATGCGACCAAATCATCGAGAAGTGCAGTCGAATCGGCACTGACTTTTCAGGCAACCTCATTAGCTTCTGATTTCGCTCGACATGTTAATCGGCAATTTTATGGAGATGGATCTGGAATTATCGGAGAAATCATCGGATCGGTTGGTGCTGGAACCTTTACAATGGGTCCTAGAACTGCCAGCTTAGACGATGGTCGATCTACAGATAACTATGGTGCAGTAAATGGTGATCTTCGCCCGGAAAAGTATATTACTACGGGTAATATCATCGGAGTAGGTAGTGCTGCTGGCGTGATTGGTACCGTAACTGGTGTCACCGCTGGTGCTACTTCTGGCTCTTGTACTGTTACCATGGGAGCTGGTGCTTTAGCTGCCAACGATGCAATTTATTTGCTGTCGGGTGGAGCTATTGGTGCTGGTTCTTCTGAGTTCGGCGGTGTTCGTGCTGCTCTGTCTGGTTCCACAACTGGAACTTACGCAGGGTTAACTAGAACATATCAGGGATGGGGACCTCAATTTGGTTCTGTCTCTGAGGCTCTCTCTCTTTCCGCGATGGAATTGTCATACCTAAAGGCGCGTGAATACGGCCAAATGGGAGACAAGTACGCTATCTTCGTAAATCTGTCACTCTACAAGAAATATGGTGATTTGCTTCAGGCTATGCGCCGGAATGTAAATGAATCAGATCTCTTGGGTGGATGGACAGGTCTTGAATTCGCCGCAGGTGCAGGTAGAGTAGGAGTATTCTTGGACTATGATGTACCAGATGGGGAGGTTGAAATTCTCAATCTCGACACCTGGACAATTTGTCAGGTAGGCGATCTCGACTGGATGGAAGACCCCAATCAAGGGGCCATGCTCCGCTTGTCGAACAAGATCACTTATCAGGCTACCATGGTCTGGTTTGCTAATCTACTTTGTCTGTGTCCCGCTGCTAACGGCAGAGAAACTCAGAAAACTGATTAAGAACGGGGTTGCGGTTTGACTCGATGAGAGGCAAAGTTAGGCGAACACATAAACCTAACCGACACCTCACAAACCGCAAATTGAAGGTCAGAGATGGTTCGTAACAGAACTTCGTGAGTGCAACTCTCACAACCTTCGCTAATGAAAAAAACAGTAATTCCAAAAAAGGATTGGCACTTAGTTCCGGCTGACCCAGAGCCGGGATTTGACTATGACAGAAACAAAAAGATAATTGATGGAACGATTAAAAAGTATCAAGCCATGAGGAAAAAGAAATGGCAAGAGTTTCATGAAGGACTGGGAGAACGAAACGATGCCATCATTACCTGGGTTAAGTCATTACAGGGCAGTTCAAAGCCCATCGACCAGTATTTGGGGCGTGAATGGATGGGAAAACTGGCAGGGGAGAAGATAATGGCCAAAATCAACAAATTGAGGGAAATTAGAGAAAAAACTAACAAATGGATAGTATGAATGGCCAGACACAATCCCAAAAAATATATCAAAACTACAACCTTTCGCGGGATCTGTCGGGTGTTGGGGGTAAATCCCCGACAAAGAATTGTCCTTGTAAGATATTTCAAGGAAAGAAAGAAGGTGAGCAACGATAGACGATAAAACGTCTAATTTAATATGGGTATAAAAAATGGTTATCCCGAATTGGGGATGTTGGGGCAACGAATAGCCCCAGAAGAGATTGACCGCTATGAGCAATATGTAATTGCTTTTCCTTCATATTCAACAACTTGGTTTGGAACCTGGCCCGTTGCTGGCACTGCCGCAACTGGCACTCTGGTTTTGATAAATGCCATAGCAGATTATCCAAGAAACTTGGAATTTGCTTTAACTGGTACTGCTGCCGGAATGACTGGTACAGCTACCATTTATGGTACAAATCAATTTGGTGGGTCAATTAGCGAGATCTTTACCTTTGCTGGTGCAAATAACGGTGGAACCGCGGTCGGAACCAAGATTTTCGCACAAATCAGTGCGGGAACTTTGGCTTTTGGAACCGCAGTTGGTAATGGAACTGCTCGCCTTGGCGTTGGTACTTTGGGCACGACAACTCTGTTTGGTCTTCCTTGTAAGTTGGGTGGAACGACTGACGTAAAGTTGGTGTCTAAGGGTGGATCTGTTGGTATGTTGACGGCTGGTGGTGGAACAGTTGCACAATATGTGGATGTTCCTAATCACGCAATCAAATCTCCTACGAATGTGGTTTCAGCAAATATAATCTCGGTGATCTATAAGCCGACTTATGATGCTAAAGCTGATCCGAACATGGCCGCAATGGGCCAACACGTTTAGGATTTAGTTTTTCAGGGGGGCAGATCGAAAGGTCTGCCCTCTTGACTTTGTTTATATGGTGTTATATCTTTAAGAAGATGAACGGGTTTTTCTTTGAGGGTAAGGCTGAAGACAACTATATCGGACACATCTTGGCAGAAATTTATAAAGACAGAGTTTACGCATCAATTCTTGAAGGAAGAAAAGACTTAACTATTGTTGACGTAGGGGCGAATATTGGATTGGCCACCTACTATTTCTCTCAATTTGCTTCTAGGGTAATAAGCCTAGAACCTTCAAAAGAACATTTCGGATGCTTGTTAAAAATGCTAGATTTTAACCAAATAAAGAACGTGACCCCATTGAACATGGCCTTATACATGAATGACGGAACCTTTGAACTTGGTCATAATGTAAACAAGACCATGTACTCACTTCACCTGTCGGTAAAAGACCAAACATTGCCCTCGGAACAGGTTCCAGCCGTAACCCTGTCTACTCTGTTTAGAGATCAAAATATCGAACATGTTAACTTTATGAAGTTGGATGTTGAGGGAAGTGAGTATGAAATATTGGGACATTCTTCTTTTTCAGAAGTGGCAGACAAGATAGATTCCATGTTAATTGAGGCCCACTCCTGGGCGGGGAGACACCCAAACCAACTAAAAGAGTCGTTAAAGAACCGGGGATTTGTGGTTGAACAAATATTAAATGACGCTTCACTCTTTTACGCACACAAATGATACTAGACTTATACTCTCATTTAAACCAGAACGGACAGCGATTTGTAGACGAAGTTTTTGTTGCTGAGATTTATTCGCGATGTAAGCCAAAATTAACGGTGGTTGACTTGGGGGCGTTTAATGGAGAGTTTGCTTACTATTGTTTGCCATTTGCTGATGCTGTTTATTGTGTAGAACCAGACCCAGGACCATATACCAAAATGGTTGAAATAATTGAAAAGTTCAAACTTGAAGACAAAATATTTACTTTTCCAATTGCCATTTCCGGCAAAGACGGAAAGCGGCATTTTAACGTCAATGGAGGCGGAGGCGGAACACTGCTTGGCCAAGGTAACGACAAGGGACTAGAAATAGACACTCTAACTCTTAATAGTTTCTTAAAAAGAGAAGGATTAGACAAAGTAGATATTCTAAAAATAGACGTGGAATCGGCTGAAGGAGAAATTTTTAGTGCACCAGATTTTCAAGAAGCAGCCGATAAGATTAAATACATAATTGGCGAACCACATACAGGAGAACAAGTTAGACCCTTTTTAGAAAACGCTGGTTTTAAGGTTAATTTCTGGCCAGAAAGTATTTTTACCGCTACAAAATGAAAAAAGTCATTGCATTTACTATAGCTGACGTAAATAACGAAAAATATCTCAAGATGTTCGTTAATTCGTTGCGCAAATTCCACTCAGAGGAAGAGTTGCCACTTACTATTGTGAATCAGCCTTGGTTAGACAAAATCAAAGACCCAATGAAATTCTACAGGATGACCCCGATGATTGCTAAAGACTTAATCAATGAATATGAAACCGTAATTAAGTTTGACTGTGACCAGATAGTAACCGGGAAACTGAACCATTTGTGGGAGAGTGATTGTGATTTGGGATGCGTTCTTAACGGAAACCCCAAAGAGCCTCCTTATGCCGTTTGGGACATTCACCCCCTTGCCTATATGAATTGTGGGTTGGTGGTAATGAAAAGTAAAGAAATGATTGATCACTGGTGGAAACTTTGCTTAACACCGCACTTTAATTCATACCAGTTCAAAGAACAGGATTTGCTTAATATAATATTTCACTATGGTAACTACAAAACCATTTGTTTTGACTGGTCTAATGAATGGCATGGGCTAGTAAGTAAGGGTTTTTGGAATTTCTGTGAATTAAAAAATGGTGAATTAGTTTTACCTAAAGGAGATAGGCCCTGGCCCCAGGACGCAGACAAGACCATTAAGGTGTTACACTGGGCCGGGGGGAACGATCCTGATAAAATGAATTACAAAATTAGATTCAAAGAGGAGGTCGTAAAATGGCTAGATCAGTTAGTGAAGTAAAAGATAGAAGACTGAAGATACTCTGGTCGAGTAATGCCTCGTTCGTGCCCAGTGGCTACGGGGTATTTACTAGAGACCTGCTTTACAGGCTGTTGAAGGATGGGTGGGATGTAGCTGAAAGTGCTTTTGTGGGGCTGGAGGGAGCACCTATAACTCTGGAGGGATTGAAGATTTATCCTAAACTAAACGAACCATTTGGAACCGATTCAATGTTTGCCAACAGTAAACACTTCCAGGCAGATGTTACTTTTGCCATGCAAGACATCTGGACACTAAATCCACAGATACTAAACCAAATTCCCCGATGGATTCCTTATCTCCCAATAGACCAAGAGCCTATCTCTGCTGGAATATTACAAAATTTGAAGTTTGCTTACAGAATTATTACTTTTTCCAGATATGGCCAAAAGGCACTAGAAAGAGAAGGATTTACTTCTACATTGATACTTGAAGGAACAGATACAGATATATTCAAACCACAAGACAAGATCATGTGTAGGCAGAAATTTTCCATACCAGAGGGGGCCTTTGTGTTTGGGCAGATTGGAGCCAATAAAGAAAACCCATCAAGAAAGGGGTGGCAACAGTCCTTAGAAGCTTTTAGGATGTTCCACGACAAACACCCAGAGGCGTTGTACTTTTATCAGACCAATCAGTTCCAGCCGGGAAATTTCCCCATGGCTGAATATGCCAAGTATCTAGGGATACTTCCACAAGTTATGACCATGGAACCCTACATGGGGACCGTTCATGCAGGAAGCACTGTAATGTCGGAGCTTATTAATTCCTTTGATGTCCTACTTCATCCCTCAATGACTGAAGGGTTTGGTTTACTGATTATTGAGAGCCAAGCCTGTGGTATTCCTCCGATTGTAAACAACTGCCATTCACAACCTGAGTTGGTTATTCCTGGTGTCTCAGGAGAGATTTGTGAACCAGCATATAAACACTTTTCATCAGCGGGGGGATTCTGGTATGCCGCAGACACAAATTCTCTTTATGACAAAATGGAAACACTGTTTAGGGCTGACAGAAAAAAGATGGGTGAAGCAGGGAGAAAAAATGTATTAGAAAATTACGACATTAACAAGCTAGTAAAAGACCAGTGGATTCCCCTGTTGTCTGATCTTCAAGAAGAACTACTCCCCCCTGCTATAATAAATAAGTAATTTTATTATTGAAGGAGGTGGATTAATTTGCAACCAGTATCGGGATATAATTGGAAAGCTATTTCTGGTGGAGTTGGAACGGCAGTTTTGGCTGCTAGACCAGCCACACTAGAACGCGTAGTCCTACCAGGAACCTTTGTTGGAACGCTAGTATTACACGATGCGGCAGCCACAGACGGAACAACTTCTACATCTGCAATCATTACAGTACCTATTCCTGCCTCTGTTCTTTTCCAAACAATTGACTTAGGTATACAGTGTCGAAAAGGGCTTGTTTATGAAGCTACCGGGACTCCGTTAGCCGTTGTCTGTTGGACCTAATCGCATCTCGACTGGTGCGGTATACTTAAAATATGGATATAAAGCCAACAGCTTCGGTTATTGATGTTAAACCCATAACCCAAGCTAAAGACGTATTGGCTAACCAAGCAATTGCCAGTGGTAAAACGGAAAAGTTTTATTCAGTAACCAGCGTTGCTGGACAACCAATGGGCTTATTACTGGCTCTTACATACAAAGAAGGTTTTACCGTTAGTTCAAGTAAATCATTCTAAACATGGCATTTATAAAAATAAACGAAGGAACACAGTCTGCTATAAATACCCAAACGGTGGGTACAGTAGAAACTCAGGTAATAAGGCTTGATATGGGCAGTGGAACTGTGGCGGGAGCATTTACTGGCACTTTGGGTGCAGTGACTAACCTGGCAGGGGGAACCATAACTTCGGTTGTAAATTTGGTTGGTGGTACCATTACCAGGATTAATGGAGGAACAATGATTGCCAATATGAATTCAGGCACCTTGAACGTGGGAACTGTTGTGAACAATGGGGGAACGGTAATTGCAGACACTTATACCTTTAGGCACGGAGATGAATTCTCTACTGTGGTTTCGAGTGGTACGAGCACTCTGGGAACAATAAAGGCTGCCGTGTCAGGATCAGCTATTTATGTCACCGATATCATTATGTCGGTGGGAACCCCATCAAACGTGACCATTGCTAGTGGAGGAACGTCTACTCCGCTTATTGGCTCAATCCAACTCAACACTTACGGTGGATTAGTTTCTAATTTCAGAATTCCAATAAGAACCGCCGCGGGAAGTGCCCTGGTATATCAGCAATCTGCAAATGGTCCACTGACAATAACGGTTAATGGATACGTGGATTAAGTATGGCAACAATTGGTACTTTTGCTTTAGTGTCAGACTCTTATGACGGTAGGGATAACTATAGTGGTGATACCTGGCCTCCGCCAATTGTCAGTTCTGAAACAGTGCAAATACAATGTTCATGTGGTAAAAATGGATCATCACCTCTTTATAGTGAATCCAGGGCCTTTTTTGCTTTCAATACTTCAACCATCCCAGATGAATCACTAATTTTGTCTGGGACTTTACAATTCTGGATTAATAGCAAAGATACAAGCCTAAGCAATTCTGCCATAATTGTCGTTCCTTGTGTCGCGGGAGGGGCTACTTATACTTTCACTAATTTAGGTTCAGCAAACGGAACAAATGCTGCCACGGGTGCTTATACAAGCATAAACCTGGATGTGGCAACCAATCCCATCAACAAGGCAGGTACCACTGGGCTTGGTTTAATGGAATGGCACAGATTTGTTAATAGTGCCCCCGGCTCCATAGCCGCAAGTGCATTTACTATTTCCGATGCTGGTGATGCAACAAATCAACCCGCAAAATTGATTGTTGTGTATGACAATGCTACTGGGTTAGATACAACTGCTAAAATGTGGTAACAATATGATAATCAGAGTAGAAAACAACTTAACAGAAAAAGCTCCCCAGACATTTCTTACCAATCCTGAGTCTGCCGGGACAAGTGTTCTTCGTTGGAAAAACCCTGCTGGCTTCGGGGCAAGCTGGGCGATACAGTTGGGAGAGACAGGAGAAGAACAATCGGAAATAGTCATTCTTTCTTCAGATACTCCGGCCGGTACTGCAGGGACCATTACAGCAAACGACCTCTACCATCACCCTGCTGATACACCAATCTATGGCATAAAATATAATCAGGTTGTATTCGAGAAGTCTACAGCCGGAACAGCGGGAACAGCTAGCCCCATTACTGACGGAACTGTTACGATTCAGGCAGATAGCAAATACACTATTTTTGATGACACCACGGGAACCTCCACAGATGCCTGGAAAACTTATTTCAGGAATTCGGTTTTGGGGGTAAATACCACCGAATCGGACTGGATTACTTCAACGGGGTTTAGTTTTTACTCCTTAGCCAAGTTGAGAGAGAGGGTTAAAGATAAGCTGTGGAAAGCAGATTACTTAACAGATGATATGGTTAATAACTGGATTAACGAATGGCAGGAAAGAATGAGAAACACAGCCGTATCTGTGAATCAAGACTATGCGTTGGGAACAGCAGATGTGGCATTTGGCACCAATGGATTGGGAACAATTACCACGGCTAATTTTAAAGATTTGCGTAGAGTAGATATTACATACAATGGATCAAACTATTATCTGGCGGGTAAAATTTCATCCAACCAATATCTTACAGATCAGGTGTTTGATGAGAGTATGCCAAAAATATATATGGCTGGAGAAAATGTATTTGGGGTTAAACCTTCGTCAAGCGCAGGGACGGCCAGACTTTCCTTCTATACCCTAGTTAACCCTCTAACAAGCGATGCTGATGAGATTCCAGTTTCAATGCGGGGGTACACTTCTTCGTTTGTAAACTACGCCTATAGCCAAGCCTTGTTCAAAGACGGAAAGTCGGAAGATGCTAAAGCTGTGTGGGCTTCAGCCTTGGCCGAAATGGAAAGATTCAAAACAGAACTCAGTCCCAGGGGAAAGCTCGGAATTGATTACATTCGATATGTTGAGCCACTCTCCGCAGAGGAAGGCTGCGTATGACATGTCCAGACTTAGGTGTTTTACCCTCGGGGGATTAAATCAATACTTAAACCCATTTCTTCACAAAGAGGGAGAATTGATTCAGGCAGTTAATGTTCAGAATTATCCAGCCTACGCAAAGACCAAAAGACCCGGGTATGGAACCTATTTGGCCGCAGTTGGGACAAGCCCAATAGACGCCCTGTTTGACTGGCATAAAGATGACGGGACCACTTTCTGGAATTATGCTTTCAGTGGAGGTACATTGTTTTATTCTACCCAGGGAACGAGTGCATGGACTGTTTGTGGAAACGGGACGTTAACAAGTGGGGTGCAAATAGGACACGGAGTATTGGAAAATACCATGTTGGTTGGGGATGGAGTTTTAGCAACAAGACATACGACTAACGGAACAAGCTTTACTGACACTACTGGAGCACCCCTATCAAGGTTGTTTTGTGATTACCAGGGAAGGATGCACGCATTTGGCACGGGGTCTGATGATTTTTATTCAACTACGGGATCTCCTACGGACTGGGTGTCTGACTCTAGTTCGTACCACATTCACGGTCCAGGCAAAGGAAACGCACTATTTAAGGTGGGAGACAGACTAATTTTGAGCAAAAATTCAGGTAACATGTTTCGATGGGATGGGTATACGCTGGTTGATCTGGTTACAAACCAGGGACCGACTTCATCAGCCTCGATTGGAAGTATTGACGACTACAAAATCTGGCCGACAAGAAGGGGTGCTTTTGGTTATGAGGGAGCCGTCCCAACTCTAATTTCAAATGCCGTTAATAGACAATTTTATAATGATCTGGGGACTCCGATTCCTGGTACTTCTTTTGAAAGATTGGTTGGAGAATCGTATAAGTATGATTACTACCTTGCGGCAGGGACCTCCATGGCAGAAGACCTTACTGGAGAGACAGTAACAAACTGTGTCATGCAATACGACTACAAGTATGACCTGTGGTTTAATCACAGTTTCGCCCACTTCCCAACGGCCATGCACACCTTTAAAGATGAAAATGGAAATGATCAAATGATATTTGGCGATTCGTCAGGCCAGTGTTATCTTTTTGGTGGAACATACACCAGCGATGCTGGTCAACCCATTCATGCAGTAATGGGTGGAGTGCTTCACTTTGGATCACCAGAAAGCCAAAATAAGCTGAACTACATCTGGGCGTTTGGAAATCCTGGCTGTCAGGCGCATATCCAAGTGGCTCTTTCGGACTCCTTTACTAAGGGTAAAAAGAAATGGATGAGCCTGGGAGACTTCTCTGACGGGGTGGCCGAAATGAGATTTCCACAAGACTCTTCAGGTAGATTACTCTTTTGGAGACTAAGCGAGTCGTCAACTAATACAAGATTTACCTTTTACGGGTTCGTGATTGACGTTGATACTGAGGAGCACTAATGGATTATTCAGACATAGGACTAGATAAACACGGTCTTAACATGAACAGACCCCTCAAGGGTCGTGAGTTCAATCAAACAATTAATACTGACATCCGAAACGAAAGGTCTCCCTATCTAAATCCAGTAGCAATTTCAAAGGGAAGCGTTCTTAGCACCAGCGGAGGAATAACTACACTAAGGGATACCACCGGGGGTACGATTTTATTCACAGTTGATCCCGACACGGGAACGGTTACGATTGCTGGTGGGGTAGTAGTAAACCAAACGGTTAATATTGGGACTATTTATAATTCTAATTTTACAGGTACTTTGAGCAATTTGGGAACCCTTAACTTTGGTGTTGGTACCTTAGGTACTCTGCACAACAGCGTTTTAACTGGCGGTACCGTAAATGCCGTAGCTGGGACATTAGACAATGTTGTTCTTGGAAGCCAAAGCTCTCAGGGCGGAACAGTTATTCAAGCACTGTTAAATGCCTGTGCCATTGAAGGGGGAACCATTACTAGTGTAAAAATGACAGGAACACAATTGTTTGATGTCAATGCTGGGTCAGCGATCTTAGGAGCGGATGGTAACTTGGCACTTCAAACCTATGGTACTGGAATTATTATTTCAGCCAGACTTGGCGGGACCACCTTTCGTTTTACCCCCAGTGGAACTATATGATGATTGTTATGTCTGATAAAATAAATTCAAGAGATCTTTAATTATGGCCCAATATACAGTTCCAGAACAATACGCAGGTAAATCAATAAGGCAATTGGCTCAGGGTGGCTTTGACCCTACCGTTTACATGAGCGGTGAAGAACTGTCGCGACAATTGGGAGTCGGATGGGAAACGCCTCTTACGGCAGGGCAAACATTATCTACAAGTTGGAACGATACTGGACATGGTGATTATGGTCTTTTGAAATATTTCAATCCAGTTACGGCTGCTTCTACTTTGGCTGAATCTCAAAAGCAAATGAATGAAGCACTGGCTCCAGCCATTAATTCTCTCGAATCGTCTAAACCAATCACTCAACAACTATATGCTCAACAGGCAGAAAACCTGAAACAGACTTCCTCTAACATAGAAAAGAGATATGATGCTCTTTTGTCTTCGCTGGTAGGGGAAGAGAAGAGAACGGAAAACGATATTGGTTTGGCTACTAGCAGAGAGTGGGGCAAAAGAGGAATTTCGTTATCTTCTGGAGCCTATGACGAAGCCTTACTAGAAAAGTATAAACCCACAAGAGAATATTACTCTGGATTAACACAACAGACTGGAGTTGCCAGAGAGGGTGATCTCATGAAAATATCCCAGGCATTGGCATTAAACCCAATTGAATTACAGGGTGCATTAAATAGTATTCAACAGGCCATTGCTGCCATCCAAACAGGAGGAGCTAAAGATGCCATTTCTAATTCTATTAATCAATCACAATTCCAGGCCAGTATTGACCAAAAGAATAAAGAATTAGCACAAGCCATGGAAATATCAAAAAGAGAACAAGACTACATGAATCCATATTATCGTGCTTATGCCCAGTCGTTGTCTGGAAGCAACTCCAAGTGGGACCCTTCTTCTAATTCCTGGGTACCAATTGTATGAGAGTTTTTGATAGCAAAACTAACCAATTTATAGACATCTCTACAGATGAGTACGAGAAAAGGATTGCGGCCCGTAAAGCTCCAAGCCCAGAGAAACTGGTAACAGACGCTGCTTTAGATGCAAATACTCCAGGCGAAAAACTAGCCTCAGCAAAAGCTCTTCAGGATTTGGTTGCAGAAAGTGATATGCCAGCCTTGTTTGATCAGGTAACAAAGAATCCGCAATTAATGGCAAAAATTAGTGGTGGACAGCTTGAAATGTTGTCCAATTACGCTGTAAATATTAAAAAGGAAGATCTACCTAAGGACATGTCAGCTAGTCAGTTGGAATCTAACCAGGCAAAAATAACAGGAGAAATGGCAATAAGGACACTGGAAGATCTTTATTTCTTTAATGAAAGAGGGCCGTTGGCCTACACCCAAAAGGGAGATCAATTCAGAAAATCTGGACATATTGAGAACTTCCAAGCCAAGAATCAACCAGATTACAACCCAGAATTAAAAACATATCTGTCCCAACTGGGAAGCATGGGAGCAAGGTTGGCCAAGATGGGGGGAGACACGGGAAACATTGCCATTCAAGAGCAAGCCACGGCACTGAAGGGCTTAATGGGGGGTGGAGATATGACACTTACAGAAGCTCTTCAGGTTGACGCTGCTACCAGGAAAAAATTTGGATTGCCAGAAAGAGATATTAAAGCCGAGTTAATAGAACAAGGCAAAACTTCTACTACGACTGGTGATGGTAAGACCATAAACTACCCAGAGCTGTATTCTGGTAAAAAGTTTGTTCCTCAAATGAGCCAGCAAACAGAGATAATGAAGACCTTAACTCCACAGTCTTCCGCTCAACCCTCCGCACCATCAAGCACCACAGATGTTCCGTTCAAAGAATTGTCTGGGGCATTAGCACTGTTCCAAAAGAATCCATTTGTTGCGGCAACTACCGGGGCGGTTGGACAAGCAGTTGACGATGCTTCTTTTGCCGCACAGCAAATAAACAAACCCTTTGCTGAAATGTCGCAAGAAGAAAAAGGCCGCTTGCAGAAATTAAATAGTCCAGGTTATTTTACTGAGCCGCTTAAGACTGCGGCTGGGTTTGGGATTGCCAAGCTGGGACAAAACGCTTTAGCTTCACTACTTAGTCCCATAAGTACAATTAAAAAATTATCTACTGGGGGGATTACTGACGTATTGGGGATGGGGCCAAACTTAAGCCAAGTTCCAGCTACTATTAATGCTACGGGGATTCCTCAATCCATGGCTAGAGATATGTCTTCTCAGGCAACGACAGAAACTTACGGAGCCTGGAATAAGGCAGTAAATACAGCAAAAGATATTTACTCAAACAAGAGTCAGTTGCCAGTTTCGGATGCAGTTACCAAGGCAGCAGGAATCGGAGCAAGAGCATGGAAATCAGGAGGAGAAGACCTGGCCTCTAAGGTGGCTGCTCCCGCTATGGAGTCAGAGCGTAAGGCTCTTACCAGCTTGGTAAAGGAAAGTAATCCATTATTCAAGTCGTTGTATAAACTGGCAGAAAAAGAGATGAAACTTAAGGGTGGACTGGAAAAGAATAAGAATATTGTCTTGGGGTTGTTTAAGACCCTGGGAATGATTGGTGGTGGTATTTGGGCTACAAAAGAAATAACTAATTCTTTAAGTGGAAAGGGAGAATAGCATGTCTGCTCTTGATACTGCCATTAAACAACTGGGCTACGATACCTCGCGCAAGTCGGCTCTGGAAATTTTAATGGGGAATCCTCAGGATTCAGCAAAGATTCTTCAGGCCATAGCAATGTCAAGATCTGAAATTCCTCCTATGCAACTAGATTCGGTGGCTCAACCTGGACCGTCAGTTCCAATTGATACTACAGGGGCATTAGAACTCATTGCCAAACAACGACAGGCACAAGGGAATACTACCCCTGTTCCACAGCCAGTTCCAACGCCAGCCCCTCCTATGTCGACTCAGCCAGGATTACCAGTTCGCACTCCTCCACCTGTAGCGCAACCAACAAGTGCAAGAGTGTTTAATCCAAATGCCCCACACGCCGCACTAATACAGAAATATTTCCCTGAGGATCAGTGGGCAAACGCCCAGGCGGTAATGATGGCCGAATCGGGTGGAAGGGCAGACGCAGTTGGAGACAATTTTCCAATAAGGGGTGAGGTCAGGCCTTCTTATGGACTGTTTCAAATAAGAACTTTTCCAGACAGACCGTCACCAGATCGGTTACAAGATCCAGAAGAAAATGTTAAATATGCAGCCTCAATGTTTTCCAAACAAGGATGGGGTCCTTGGACGGCGGCTAAGAAGTTAGGAATAATATGATCAACAAACTACCACCCTACTTCGAGCAATACCTCGATCAGAAGTTCGGAGAGGTTAATAAAAACATAACTAAGTTGAGTGACAGCATTTCCAGTGTAGAGTACAGGGTTTCTACTATTGAAGGTTGGAAAGAGAATTTAGCCGGGAGACTGACAGTAATAACTACCATAGCTTTCATCGGATTCAATCTCATAGCTGATTGGGTCAAGAAAAAGTTTGATTTATGAAAGTCTGCATTTCAGCTGGACATCAAAATGTAAAATACAACAGCATTGTAGCCCTACACGGTTCTACTGGCGCACCTGGTGAGGTAGACTTCAACATTGATGTTGCCAACCAAGTTTCAGGACAGCTTCGTGAAAAGGGCTTCGAGGTAAAGCAGACTGATGCCAATGCAAACGATGACCCAAAGGTTACAGGTGTTGATTGGGATTTGTTCTTAGCCATTCATTATGACGCAGATGTCTATTCCAAGCCGGGTGGGTTTGTAGATTATCCAGAACCGTCAACCGATGCGGCAACCATAAAATCCCAAGCTATAGCCAAAATTTTAGCTGCTGAATACTTCAAGACCACTGGTATAGAGTACCATCCAGAGAGAACAAACATGAATACCAGATATTATTATCTTTGGAAGTATCTAACCCCCGCTACCCCATGTGTAATCATCGAATGCGGTGTGGGCTGGCGTGTTCCAGAGGACCACAACCTATTCACTTACCACAGGGAGAAGGTCGTGGAGGGAATTGTGCGAGGTGTGTGTAAAGCCTTTTCAGTGCCATATCAAACAGAGCCAGTTTTGACCGTCGAGGAGCAGATTAAACAGGCTGTAGACAAGGCTTTAATCGAAAGAGACAATTATTGGCAACCTATTGTACAGAGTGCTAACCGGCAGATAGAAGAGTTACGTAAAATAAGCGTTGATGGGTATACGTGGAGGGAGTTGCTTAGCCTTGCCGTGAAAAAGATGTGGGTTTGGAGAAAAACCGGAGTATGAAATTTAAAAATATACCATTGAGGGTTGGGGGGTGAATTACATGAAATTTAACTTTGAAATACTATGGGAAAGTGTTAAAGAACCTCTGCGTGAAGCTGTTTTAGCTGCTATTCCAGTATTGTTAGCTTATCTTGGAACCATTGAAGCTCCTTGGGCAGTCGGTCTTTATTTTATTCTTAGGTTTATCGATTCACTTTTACACGAATCCAACAAAGCCTTGCCAATCAAAAAGCAGAACGATGGGTTATTGGGTGCTACTGGATTAACTGGGTTCTAATGAAAGACAGAGAGCAAAAAATCCTAACTACGGTAGAAATAGTTGGGGCTACTGCCCTGGCTCTCTTTCTGTCCACTTTAGCTTTTACCCAAAAACAACGCAGATGGATATTGGATAGAGATAATGAACAATGTCAGGCCCCGTTTAGACACCGACATGGGGGAAGGTTAGAAGTCCATCACATTCTTCCACAGGGATATAGTTCTCGAATGGGGATTGAAGACTACGATTATCCTGAAAACGGGATAACCTTGTGCCAGGTAGCTCACGATACTATCCATCCAGACGTACCCAAAGCCAGGGGTGACTATCATCAAGATGTTGGTTCTTTCGGAAAACTCAGAGAACAGAGGTCAGAGAAATTAGACAAGAAACAAATCTATTGGAATGACGATCACGACAGACAATTACAGGTGGTTGCAATAAGAAGAACGCAAGGTTATAGGAAGTTGTTTAAGTTTCCAGACAAGTAAGCTCTACCTCTCTCACGATATCGTGCATTAGTTTTAGTTGATACTCTTGCACCTGGGCAGTTGAAGAACCCCTTCTTGTAAAATCAATGGCTATGAGATTCATTTTTATGGCAGTGTCTAGGCCAAGATTAACATTTTTTGACTTACCCGAGGTGCTTATTCCAATTGCAATGTCACCGGGCTTACCCAAGGCTGAAATTTGTCTCGAGAATATGTGGTGAAAGTCATAGTCGTTAGACCATGCTGTTAAAAAAGATGTATCAGTGGTAAGAGCAATCGCGGGTAACGGTGGTCTGTTTAGCTCAAACCTCCCCATAAATTCAGCGGCCATGTGTTGAGACATAGAAGCACTTCCTCCGTTTCCAAAAATAAGAACCTTATTGCCGGACCTAAAACATTCAACTAATTTTTTTATTATTTGGTTTTTTGTCATAAACTTTCATTATTTCTAAAACGTATTGATCAACTTCATCATCACGAATCATGTGTGGCCATGTCCCTCTGTCGTGGGCCACCTTACGTTTAATTATACGCTTAACTTGGTCATATCGAGTGTTTTTCATTTTTTCTCCCACCCCTTCAACTGCTTTTTAATAGCTTGCCAGCCTCCGTCTACAAAGAGTAGGAATAATTGGTTAATATAATCATCTGGTACGGTAATGGTCATGCCTTCTTAGTAAATATAAAATAAAGACAACACAAACGAAAAACAGTAAGTCGAAACTTATGTTAAAAGTAAATGATTTCATGGTTTAATTGGTAAATGTCTGGTAACGATCTTTCCGTTTTCTTCTACCTGACACTCGGCCCAGCCCAAATGCGCATGGTAAATACCTGCGTTGTTTATGTCACGCTTAGTCTTTTTGTGTTCCGATAGTATTTTTAATATTTTCATACTTTATACTTAATTCTCTTGTGTTTATTTGTTGAGGTGAGGGTGGGGTTCCTGGGGTATTCGTTCCCATAAGTACCAGTCCACGTTATCCCTTTTCCGGCCTTTATTTGTTTGTTTAGTAGTTTGGAGGCTCTGTTAGTAATCTCGAAAGAGACTTTGGGCTTCCGTCTTATATTGTTTTCATTTAGAAAAAAAATAGTATTGGGAGGACAATTCGGATTTGAATACCACGGAACACCTTTATAGTAACCCTCTAATTTATTAGCGTTTGCAATTTCATTAAATGAATCTTCTTTCGTTTTCTTTTTGTGCCGTTTTGATACTTTCCTCCAAATCAACCACTCCATTACCGCAATAACTATCAGAGAGAGACTTATTAAGAGAAGGGTCATAGATTATTGCTTTCTAAATAAAAATTCATCTAATTTTCTAAGAGTCCAGGTTTCACCAATGTTGCTTGCCAAAAATAAGAATTTTAACCCAATCCTCAAAAAAGGAAGTGCTAACCAATCCTTAATTACCATTTTATTTTTTGGCATGTTTTCCTGGTAAGTGATAAACTTTCCATTGGTTCGGAACGGAACATTGTTCACAGTAAACTTTCCCGTCTTCTTCACACCACTGTTTTTGTAGTGCTTCAAGTTTCTCAATGGCGGATTCTGTATGTTTCTTGTGGATATTCATTTCTCCCCCAGCTTCTTGTAAGTAACACCGTATTTTTTGATTGAGTATTCGACTATCTTTTCTACGTTGTCTACTTTGGGGTCGTACTTAGGACAGGCGAATAAATGAATGTCTTTAGAGCCACAGGAGGGACAGGGTTTAGTCATGATTTATGTGGACGGTTGGCAATTAAATAAACAACTTCACTTGCCGTGCAAGTCGTAACATAGAACTTCGCTACAAAGTGATGATTAGGGTCGTTGTAATACCCCTTAATAGATACCCTGACTGGATATTTCTTTTCTTTTTGTACTACTCCTGGTGCTTTAGTCTTCATGTTCTACCTCCACTTTTTTAACCACTTGACACCCACGACACAACAGATAGGCATATTCAACCGCCATGGTAGTTCCAGACAAATTCGGTGGATATTGCCACGAGCTTGAGACAAACTCCCAATAATGGGTATGCCTTTCTTTATTCTTGGTGTCTACTACTGGTGCTTTAATCTTCATGTGTTTTTAGATAGTCTGAATAACTTTTTACCCTGGAGGCCATTGATATACTGATTAGAATTAGAGTCCAGGTAACGCCTCCCATACACCAGGCAATAATTAAATCTCGTGCGTAATCAGTCATGTATCTCCTTTTTCATTTCAGCTCGGCAAGCGTTCCAGCCCTCATCAAAAAACGTTACCTCATCAATTACGCCAGGTAACTCTTTCGGTAACACATCTATTACAGCTTGGAGGATTTCATTTGTTGAGTCTTCGGGAAATAGTTTATCGCTCCTGATTACGTTGTCAGATAGTATTTTATTTATTTTTTCCTTTAGTTTATTCATTTCGTCTCATCTGATAAATAAGTAAGCAAATTGGTAAGCCAAACATGCTGACTCCCCATCTTGCTACCTTGTGCGTTTCTCCTCGCCCACTTCCTCACTCTCTCTCTTTCCTGCTGGATGGCTTCGGAGAGAAGACGTTTAATAAAATGGTGCAAGGGTGGGTGTATAAAGCCCATTTCATTTAGTTTTACTTCCCATTTTTGTATTGAAGTTGTCATTCCAATCCCCATCGGCCCTTTAGCTTTCTGCACTCTTTCAGAAGTGCTTAATCCGAATCCCTTAACAGTGGTCTTATTCATTTTTGTAAAGAAATTAAATCATTGACTACTTCATTAGCTTTGTTCCAAGTGTGTTTCTCCTGATGTTCAAAACAGTCCTTTACTTTCAAATACCCAGTTTTCTCCCCTTCTTTCCTCACCCGTTCCCGTTCTTCCTCTATTGCTTGGGTTCTGACTTGAGAGATGAAGTTCTTCATCGCACCAAAATGGTTTTTATGATTGTCGACCACCAGGGTGCTTCCGTCCTTCCCGTAAATTGCGAAACGGTCAAAAGAATACCAGTTTTTGTCAAATTCCTTTTCCCAGTTCTCAATCGCTTTGGTGGAGTTGTCTTTAACTGTGGGGCTTTCTTTGGGAGAATGAGAAACTTTGACATATTCCACGTCATCGTCGTTTATCTTATCTCCACACCACGACTGCTCATCTGGGTCGGTATTCCATTGAAGCCAAATTCTTTCTGGGCTTTCTTTGGTGGAGCTGGTGGGCTGGTTATTTTTTTTACATATTTGACAAAACATTGCCATGTTGCATCTACAAACTCCACCTTGGTGGTCTACAAGACAATTCAAATGTGGACAAGTGGTGTAGTTGGTATGGTTTGTGGGGTTTTCCCTTACAAGTGGTTTAGAGATGTTAGGTTTGGTGGAGTTGGTGGGAAAATAAGTTCCAGTGGGCGGATTTCCACTTGATATTGTCTCTACTGATGGTGATTTATTTGTCTTCATTTACTTCTCCATTTGTAGAAAACTAACAACACAAGTCCCCAGTAAAAAAAGTAAGTTATCGTCATTGCATATTCAGCCACCACCCCAAATTCTGGTGCATTAACCTTCCAGAGGATGGGCATGAGAAATATTGTCAATAATGGAGATAGCAATAGAGCGATTAGATATTTCATTTCTTTTCCTCCTCTGGTTGGGTAAGGGTGGAGAGATAGGTTTGTAACTCAGTAGAGACTATCTTCTTCGCTTCCTCCACCACCGCTTCTACTGCTATACGGATTTCGGAGTCGAGAAAATCACAAGTTTCGTTATACCTTGGATAACCTGGATAAGCAGTTGACCTATCAATCATTTGGTCAAACCGTTCTCTCGCTTGTGATTGGAGTTGAGTTAAGTTAGTCATATTATTCCCCTTAAATCTGGATAACGTTTTTTTAGTTGTTTAAGCGTTAGTCGCTCTTTGATGAGGAGATTTTTTACATCACCACCATCCCACTTAACCCACTCCCCGTTTTTGAACATAAATACTTCTTTCTTCTTTGGTGAGTGAGTGGTGGTCATAGTTCTGGCCTCCAATCTTCAATTTGGTCATAGCTCCCCGTCCAGCCCCAAAATAATTCCTTTTCCCCGCACTTACGACACTTTCTGTGTTGTTTGTTTTTATATGCCCAATCATGTTCGTATCTGTCAGGGTTTCCAAAAAATCCCCCCGTTCCCTTTACAAGACACTTTTCTTTTCCCTCTCTCCTTATATTCTTTGGTTGGTTCATAAATCCACATAAATAATTAAATAATCATGGTTCCAACCAGCTACTTCCAATCCTTTAGACTTCCGCCACTCATCACTTAACTGCTGTTGTTTTCTAATTAAATCAAGACTGTTCACTGCCAAATCAGATAGTTTTTCTTTACTGTGAGCAAAGCATATCTGTTCACCTGGATAGTAACGAGCGGGTCGGCCGTCCATTGTATGAATATATATTTTCCTAATTTTTTTGGTTGGTTGGTTAGATTTAGACATGGTTATATGTAATTAAAGATTCTCAGAGGAAATAAATACCATCGTTCCCAGACACAGGCCATACAAACCCAGGATAATCTTGCGTTCTCGTAACCACAGAAACGGCATTTCCCATGGCGCTTTGGATGCGTAATGTAAATTCGCAATTCTCCTTTTTCTATTTTATTTTTCATAAATACAAAGCTATCCAACAAACCCACATACCTAGAATTAATCCGGCTAAAAGGTAAAAGGGTAGATAATTATTCATATTTTTAGTAGGCGAGGGAGCCTTCGGGTTTTACGCTGGGTATCGCGAATCCCATGTATGTCGAGTCGCTCTGCGCGATAAGGGAATCCAGACTCTCAGTAACCTCGCCGTCAATTTTTCTTTTAAGTTCTAATTCCTTCATTTGTTTTTTCCCAGGTTCCCACCATCCTTCTCCTCCGGGGGTAAAGTCTTGAATTATTTCATCAATTTCTTTGTCGTTAGCCCGATACCACATTCCTGGCGGTTTCATTCTTAATTTAAGATAACCACGTTTAATCCAGGTGTGTAAAGTTTGAACTCCGCCCTCTCTGGTTAAAGAAGAGATTGCACCTTCTTCTCTAAGACGGTCTACTATATATCTGACTCCATGATCTTTATACCTCATACTTGAGTTATTATACGTCTAACAATGGAATTTGTCAATATTTACTATTAGCTTGGCTAAGTCTTTTGCGTTAATAGCCTCTAATAATACCGCATAATCAGCCTCAGTTCTTTCTACAATCTGATTTTTAGCCCAAAGGAGGTATTCGTATCTCTGGGGAAATTTTATTTTGAACCATTCCATCGCATCCAAGGGGTTCTCATGCCATTTGAAACGGTGGCAATAGGAGCAAAGACACAAAGAATTAATAATGTCCCAACGCAGTGTCTTGTTGGTCCGGCTGACCACGTGAGACCAGTTAAGTTGATTTGTTCTTGACCCACACCACTGGCAAAAACCGAGTTCCCGCACCAAACTCCCCATAGCCGTATCAAGCTTAGTGTACCAATACTTTTTACCCTTTACTTTTTTGGCTTGAAACTCTCTCCGCAAGCGGGGCATACGACCACATCCTCCTCCACTCCTTTGGCCTTACGCAAAAGGCGATATACTTCCGCGGAACTTAGTCCTTCGTCTAGTATCTTTTTAGCCCAGCCCTCGGGGTCACCTGAGGCAGAGATCCATTGTAGGGTTCGGTAAGACAGGTCTTCTGGGAGATTCAGGTTTTTTGTCTTTTGATACACCCAAAGATAGTTTCTTAGAGTAGACGGACTTAAACTTAACCCGTAGTCTTCTTTTACTTCTGCCGCAAACTCATCCAATTTACTTAATCCAAACTCGGCAGTGATCTCAGAAGCCAGAGAACCCAGCCTACGCTGGTAGTGTTCTCTGTTTTCAACCAAAGTTGAAGCTTCTAGCTTAGCCTGTGACCAATCCATGTAATAATTATACCATTAACATACAAACGGTATTAAGGTTATTTTCCTAATACGGTGTTTGCTAGTTCATCTACACCTGGTTCTGTATTGTAGGAAATCTCAAAGCTGTTGAACTCTGTACCGTTTTTGCCTTTGGTTTTGCCAGTATAGGTAATGTCTACCATTGTCCCTTCCGGCAATTCCCGCAAGACGCGGTTGATAACGGTGGTTCCCAAGATGGAAAATGTACCTTTGCCTTGAACCTCCACATCATAGAAACACAGTTTCTTGGCGGTAATGTCCAGTGCTTTTCTGGTCATAATCCCTTTAATGTTCTTCTCTTTGAGATAGTCCCATTTTGGATTTTTCTTAAAATCTCCTGTTGCTTTTACCCATGCCATAAGTTTTAAGTCACCTCCTTTGGTTTACATACCGTTCTTGGTTCTTCACACAACCGACATGGTTTCATGTCTTCTTTCCCTTTAGTGATTCAAGTAATCTGTTATACCTTGCTTCCTGAATAGAATCTTTCGCACCCTGGGCTTTTACCATCTTCACAGCTTTTTCAATTTTTTCTAACGTGTCCTTTAGAATCTTTGGATTCACCGACAAAACCTTCGCTACCCTTATTAAGTCTACTTTAGATTTAATAGTACCTACTTCGTTTTTTTCCATTCTTCTCAATCCACCCCAATAAGTGTTGGATAACGATTTGGCCAGTGATTTCTTTTTTTGCATCATGACATTTTTGACTACAATAGGTAGCTCTAGGATTTTTTACCGTCTGTTGACAGATCGGGCATAGTTTTTGGTTCTTCGCTGGTAGTTTCATTCAAGAAGTCACCACCCTCTCTATAATTTAACACTTTCCTAACTTCATCCTGGGCCATTTGATTAGCCTTAGCTGTGTCTATCTCTCCCTCAAAAGTTAAAATCACTTCTGCTCCGTTTTCGTCAGAGTTATACCCACCTGCCGGAGTCTTCTGGGTGACTTTGGTAAGTAGAGATTTCTTAACGGTGTATTCTGTTAGTTTCATTGTTTATCCTTTAATAACCCCCAGCGGTGTTAATTTGACTTTTATTTTAACTAAGTCTTTTTGGTTTTCCATAACTTTATCTATGTCCTTATAAGCACCTGGGGCTTCCTCTAAATCATCTTGTCCCCTGGGTGCACCTAAAATGCCCTCCATCTTTTTTTGTTCTTCTTCTAAATTAAGAGTTCTGATTGCTTCTTTTCTCCCCATTCTTCTGCCAGCACCATGAGAGCATGATTGAAAACTCTCTTCATTACCCAATCCCTCTACTATATAACTTGATGTTCCCATTGATCCTGGGATAATCCCGATAAGTCCCGCTGTTGCTTTTGTTGCTCCCTTACGATGAACTAAGACGTTTTTATTAAAGTGGTTTTCCATGGCTGCGTAGTTATGATTAATATTTACTTCGTCTTCCATTTTTGCACCCGTTATCTCTGTTACTATTCCTGTCAGTTGTTTCATCATCAAGCTACGGTTAGCCAACGCAAACCTTAAACAGAAATTCATAGCCTTAAAGTAGTCCTGACCCTCTTGTGTATCCATGGGTAAGAACGATAACTCCCTGTCTGGAATGTCCGAACTCCACCTCTCACAAAGTTTTAAAGCGATCTTATGGTATACATCTGCTGTTTTTAATCCAAAGTTCCGGCTACCAGAGTGAATCATCAGCCAGATAAAACCATCATCGCCTTTTTGAATTTCAATAAAATGATTTCCACCCCCTAAAGTGCCGAGTTGTTTCTTGGAGGCGTTTAATTCCTGCTGAATAATTGGCAAGTCTGGGGCTTCGCTAAATCCTTCCCATGCTTGTTCTACTTGCTGATGGGAAAACCCTACAGGAATAGCTTTTCTGGTTTCACCCATAATTAGTTTTAGAACTTCTGTTTCTATTTCCTTTAATGAAGTCCTAACGGCCACCATTCCGCACCCTATGTCCACGCCGACAGCATTGGGAACGATTACTTGTTCAGTAGCCATCACACCACCTATAGGCATACCGTAACCCTGGTGACTGTCAGGCATGACAGCAATATGTTTGAAAGCGAAGGGGAGATTGGCTAAGTTCTTAGCCTGGGACAAGGCCCCGTCTTCGATATCATCCAACCACAATTTTACTGGTATCTTTTCGGTATCAATTACTTTCATGATTTATGTCTATAACAGTATTTAATTCTTTTGTCTTTTGGACTTAATTTGTTATTACAATCCTTTTTGGCACATGTCCTGAAAACCTTCTTTTCGAAGTGGTTTCCTTCCCACTTGGTCATACTATGCCTTTTTGCCTTTCTTGCTCTTTAAAGCCCCCTTAACCACCCGTTTGGGGGGAGCATTTACGCCATTAATTTGTTCCTCCAGTAAGCGATACCATGTCATTTTGTCTTTCTTGCCGTTCCCCTTATATTCTTCTGAATAAGATAGTGCTGTTTTAATTTGATCTTCTGTTATCTTAGCCCCTTGTTCGATTAGTACATCCAGGGAATAGCTCAGAATCAAATAGTCTCCAAATATTGAAAACTTAGGGTTACGCCTGACAGCCTTAAACAATCGGCTAAGAGATGTTCTTTCAACTTTCTTAAGATCGTTAGCGTGTAGAATTTGCAAAAGATACGGCCTGGTCATTTCTAAATCTGAATATTCAAACATCATATTTGACATATTATATATCTAACATTGACTCTTGTCAATACTTTGGGGGAGGAGTATAATCCTGGTTAGTATGGAAGATTTCATAACAGATGATACATTTTTAGCATCGGCCTTTGTTTCGCTTGGGTTTCCCATAAGGGAGATGGACGACAGAGAACAGAATATCAAATTTAGTTTTGAAAGGACACCCGAGTTTGAAGAAGCCTTCAAGGATTATCTATCCGGGAAGTTCTATGTCGAGTATTATGCCTTTAGGTCAGCCAGAGACACCTTGGCCGCCAATATTAAATATCTACGTCCAAGAAAATGAACTGGTGGAGGCAGTACCTAGAAGACAAAAAACATCCCCTTAAGGGTGAATATCTACTTGATGCTCTGTGGGAAACAATAAACTGGACGGAAAATGAATATTGGAATAAAGAAAAGACCATTTGGAGCAACCGTTCCAGGCTTCATAAGCTGTGGAGTGAAAAAAACCGAGTAATCCACAAGTTTACCTCAGACTTTGTTGAGTTGAGTGAATATTTGTTAAAACAAAAAAATGGATAATCCCTTTGATCCCACAACCAAAGAAATCTTCAAAAAAGTAATGGGAAAAGACCTCCCTAAAACAGATAAAGAAGATGATAATAAAATATATATATCTTTCTTAGAAACTAAAGAGTATATCCTAGAGGAAATTAGAGTTGCGGATGATGCGGGCTTTGCGGATGGTGCCTCAGATGGTACCCTTGTTAAATTTGTTAAGTACTTCAAGGCTACAGGGGAGGTTGAGGAGGTAAACAGCCAAGAATACCAAGGAAAGGTCTACTATCCTATAGTTGATGATGCAGTAAGGAAAAATGGCATACATTTATCTACTGGAATTCAAGAATATAAGAACCTGGCAGAGATAACAGACCAGATAAGAGAGTTTTTATGGTTAAAGATTATCTGGAAGATCAGATACAGAAGGAGAACAAAACCAACAAAAGCTATAATTTGCGGGCGTGCGACAAAGAATTCGTATACTGAAGTGGTTTGAAGTAATCCCAAGGCCAAGCTGATAAAGAAACCTTGCTTAAAACAGCGGGAGAATATGGCAAAAGAAACAAAAAAGAATGCCACAAGGGCTAAAGCAACGTAGATTTCCAGTGCCTTAAGGTCGCCTATGGCATGTAAGAGGTATACCCAGACCTGCGCCAGCCATTCGTATGCGATAATCGGCCGGCCGTACGCAGACCAGGAAAAAATTTCCCGGGTCGGCACATGGCCGGTTTTGACAACCGTTTCTCCTATTTTTACGCCAAAGAAAGTGTCAAAGGTCGTCAGAGGGCGAATGCCATAGACAAAAAGGAAAACGCCAACAATAATGAGGCTAATTTTTTTTAACATAATAACTATAGAAAGAGTCGGTGTATCTTTTTTCCCAGCTGCCGCTTTTGGCAAGTTCATTCAGGTAGTTTGCGGCGGCGGATCGAGTGGGAATGATGACCCAGCCAAAATGATATTGGCTGTCAAGCCTCCTAAAGGTAATGGGAGTAGTATCAATAAAAGCTTGGTCAACGTCAGAAATAGGAGGAGTTTCACCGCCCTCGATCCAAGCGGCCATCCGGCCATCGACAAATGTTTTTACTTGGGGGACTCGCCAGGCCAAATAGCCGCCGAAATTATAGGGATGGTAGCCATTCCTTTTCGGAGGATCGGCGATCATACGCGTGCCGATTTCTTCCGAGCAGTCATTGGCAGAGTCGCAGTAATCAGACCAGGAATAG